GTATAACTATCAGGGTCGTCTCTCTCATATCCACCCGTATAGTTTTCTAGATCTTCGCGTTCGTAATCCCCAGTAAACTCAGTAAGATCTTCACGACCATACTCACCAGTATAAGCGGTTGATTGTGCACGTTCGTACAATCCAGTGTAGGTGTCAGTCTGAATACGTTCGTAGTTACCAGTGTAGAGATCAGTATCTGCACGAGTGTATGAACCTGTGTAGTCTTCTCCAACCGATCTTGTGTAACTGCCGGTGTATGTGTCGGTCTGATCTCTCTCGTAATCACCAGAGTACGTGTCCGCTTGACTTCTCTCATAGTTACCGGTATAGTCAACCAGATCATCACGTTCATAGTTACCAGTGTAGAGTTCCGAATCGATACGACCATAGTCACCGGTGTAAGTCTCATCAGAAGTTCTCTCATAGTCACCAGAGAAGGAGTCTGCCTGAACACGTTCGTAGTTACCTGAGTAATTTTCTATATCACCACGTTCGTAGTTACCGGTATAATCCTCTGTGATGATACCTTGATAATCTCCGGTGTAGTTCTCTAGAGGTTCACCAGTATAGTCGCCACTGTAGTCTTCTGCAATCTCACCAGTATAATCACCAGTATATGACTCATCAATACCACCAGCGTAATCACCCGTATAATCTTCTGCGATTTGACCTGTGTAATCACCAGTGTAAAGTTCATCTATCTCACCGGTATAGTCACCGCTGTAATTCTCTGCGACTTGACCAGTATAGTCACCAGTGTAGTTCTCTGGGACTTGACCTGTGTAATCACCCGCATAGTTTTCTGCAACAACACCAGTATAATCACCAGCGTAAGTCTCATCTATCTCACCGGTATAATCTCCGGTGTAGTTCTCTGGGACTTGACCTGTGTACTCTCCAGTATATGTTTCGAGAACAACACCACCGTAATCTCCGATATATTCTTCATCTATCTCACCGGTATAATCTCCGGTGTAGTCTTCTAAGACAACTCCCGAGTAATCTCCGGTATATGAAGTAGCAGTTACGCGAGTGTAATCACCAGTAAACGTGTCGGGTTGTATTCTTGTATAGTCACCGGTAAATGCAGTTGTTTGGTTTCTTGTGTAGTTACCTTGATAATCTTCAAGATCAATACGTGCATAGTCACCAGTGAACTGTTCCAGAACTTCACCTGTGTAATCTCCGGTATAGTTTTCTGCGACTTGGCCAGTATAGTCACCAGTGTAAGTCTCCAGAACCTGACCAGTATATTCACCAGTATAGTTTTCAACTTGGGTTCTTTCGTAGTTACCAACGTAAGTCTCAACTTGAGTTCTTTCGTAGTTACCAGTATAGTTTTCAACTGGAACACCAGTATACTCACCGGTGTAGTCCTCGATATCAACACGACCATAGTCACCAGTGAACTGTTCTAACGCATCACCTTGATAATCACCCGTGTAAGTGTCAACTTGAGTACGAGTGTAACTACCAGTGTAATTCTCTAGAGGTTCACCAGTATAGTCGCCAGTATAGGTTTCTGACTGAGTACGACCATATGCACCGGTATAGTTTTCTATAACAACACCCGTGTAGTCGCCGGTGTACCCTTCTTCTTGAACTCGGAGATAACCACCAGTATAGTTCTCAGAAGGTGAACCAGTATAGTCGCCCGTGTAAGCCTCTGACTGGATACGAGCATAGTCACCGGAGTACTGTTCTTGTACATCACCAGTATAATTACCAGTGTAAGTGTCTATCTGTTCTCTTTCATATCCACCGGTATAGTTTTCTGTAATAACGCCAGTATAGTTACCAGTGTATGTTTCAACAGATTCGCGTTCATATGCACCAACATAAGTCTCTAACGCATCACGTGTATAGTTACCAGTATAGATCTCTTGTGCATTACCAGTATAGTCACCAGTGTAGGACTGATCTACCAGACCAGTATAGTCACCTGAGTATTGTTCTAATACCTCACCAGTATAGTCACCAGTGTATAGATCAGTCTGGTCTCTTTCATAACTGCCAGTATACTGTTCAATGTCGTTACGACCATAGTTACCCGTAAACCCAACCGCAGTAGATCTAGTGTAGTCGCCAGAGTACGTGTCCGCTTGACTTCTCTCGTAATCGCCAGTGAAGTCAGCAAGATATACAGTAACGTAACTACCAGTGTAGTTGGTTATATAACTTCCTTCATAGTCTCCAGTAAACGAAGTTATCTCAACACGATCATAGTTACCTGCGAAGTTGGTTCCTTCAACACGTGCATAGTCACCTGTAAAGTTAGTAACATCTGATCGTGTATAGTCGCCAGTAAATGGACTGACTTGATCCCGTGTATAGTTACCATCATAGTTTTCAACCTGAATACGGGTGTAGTTACCAGTGTAGGTTTCAACAGATTCACGTGTGTAGTTACCAGTGTAGGACTCTTCTTGGATTCTCTCATAAGAACCGGTGAAAGTCTCACCTGCTTCGCGTGTGTAGTTACCAACAAAGTTAGTGACCTGATCACGTGTATAGTTACCAGTGTACGTGTCTACTTGATCACGTGTATAGTTACCAGTGTACGTGTCTACTTGATCACGTGTATAGTCACCTGTAAAGTTAGTACCTTCAATTCGAGTATAGTTACCGGTGTAGTTCTCTAGAGGTTGACCAGTATAATCACCGGTGTAGTTCTGAATCACATCACCAGTATAATCACCGGTGTAGTTCTCAGCGGGGGAACCAGTATAGTTACCAGTGTAAGACTCCAATACATCCGCAGTGTAGTTGCCAGAATATGGTTGGAGTTGAACACGAGCGTAACTACCGGTATATGGTTCAACTTGAATACGATCGTAACTACCGGTGTATGGTTGGAGTTGAACACGTGTGTAGTTACCGGTGTACGTGGTAGCATATGCGCCCTGATAGTCACCGGTGAAACCCTGTTCTTGAGTGCGTTCGTAGTTACCAGTGTAAGTCTCTGGTTGAATACGTACATAGTTACCGGTATAGACCTCTATCTGATCTCGGGTGTATGATCCAGTATATCCCTCTTGTGCAGAACGTTCATAACTACCTGTGAATGTGTTTGCAATGTAAGCAACGTCTTCTAGATCTGACTGCCAACCCAACACAGCAGATTCATCAGAACTCTGATCGTTACAGACAAGCATGAAGTTATCTGTACCCTCAAACTTCCAAAGGTTGTTGGTGTTAAAGTTAGCTCCATTGCCCGCAATATTGGTGGCGACGGTGTCAAACCCACCGTCACCATTTCGGAAAATGTAACTTGGGCCAGTGTCAGTACCTGTACCAAAATATGTTGCGTGTTCTACCCATGAAGAACCGTTCCAACTGGAGACTCTAACATAACCAGTGTTTGGTTGTATGAGGGCAAAATCAGTAAGTGGTTGACCCCAAGAATATGTGTTAGATAGGTATCTTGCGGGTAAACCAAACTCATTATCACCACCAGCACCATCACCGCTAGCGGTCATGGAAACACGATAACCATCTGACCAAGTTCTTTGGTTATTACTAGAGGTTACAGTCCCACCGACATTAGTCCTTTGATCTTGATTCCTGCGGTGGTAGATTACTTCACCAGGCAAAGAAGTGGGTGGAACAATAGACGCATCAGTGACACCGCCACCTGCGGCACCGCGAACAGACATCACAATATCTCTGTTAGATGTCGCGTTCCACCATCCGGTGTTGGATGCCAATGTGTGACTAACAACCTGATCACCCGGTAGTTCGACTACCGTATCCCAGTCACCATAACTGATCATGTCCGCCACAGATGGACAATCCTCTCTACTAGTGTCGTCAATACGAGGTTCCCAGAACTGTTGATTAGTAGTAATGTCCGTTGAGTAGTACAAGAAAGCACGGTGGTGCGTAAACGCAGTTCCTGTTGGCCATCTGTAATCTTGTTCAATGGTATCAACTTTTGTACCAGACGTGTTGTAGATACCAGATTCAGTATCTACCGCACCGGTACCAGACCCTTCTGGCCAAACGTGACCAACAACAAGGAACCACTCAGTTGAAGATCCACCCCAAGCTTCGTTGTAGTTAGCGTTGACTTCAAAGTACGGGTTTGTGGTAGGATTAGATGTCGTTGCTCTGTATGGCATGGCAAGGTTACTACCAGCACTATTGTATGCATGAGTACCCATGTAAAAGTGACCATTACCCTTCACTTTACGTCTTACCCATGTAGAGAAACGATACTTTTTAGTTGAATCAACTGGTACTTGACTAGTGTTCCAACCACCGTCTGCATTAGAACCTACATCTTGGTCAGATACATCCCAGACAATATCCTGACCTTTCGGAGAGGCATCAACAATTCGACTGTTACCATCACCGTTCTGACCATAGTTTACTGTCGAGGCGGATCCTGTTCCCCACTCAGGGAAGTATTGATATAAAAGGTTCGAGTCGTGTCCGTAACCAATACCATTACTGTTGTTCGGATTCCAGATCTTTACACGAGCAGGATCTTTAGAGAAGATCTGAAGAGTCGCCGGTGCATTTCGATTGAGATACCCCTGAAAATCTTGTTCCCTAAATGTCCAAGGAATTACTGCGTCTTGATTGTCCTGCGCCCATATGTGAATGGGGTAATTAGTACCATTCGAGTAAATCCTGTCATGGCGATTTACAACGAATGTTCCTCTTACTGGGCCACTAGTGGACGAAACCATAGTGGTTGTAGTCCCGGCAGAGTTTTGTTTGGATATAACAGTACCAGCGTAGATCGCAGAATAGAATACAGTGTATGTTCCTGTCGCAAACCAGTCAGAACCACCGTGGTTTCTTTTGTTAAAGTCCCCAATTCCGTTACCAATATAAGAACCACCCGGAACGCCGATATATGCAGTACCACCTTCACGTTCATATGAAGAAATATATCCTTCTTCCTCAATACGTGCAAAGTCTCCGACATACGTTTGTGCCTGAGTGCGTTCGTAGTTACCAGTGTAGGTTTCTTGTACATCACCCGCATAGTCTCCGCTAAACGTAGTAACATCTTCTCTTGTGTAGTCGCCAGTAAAACCACTTACTTGATCTCTTACATATTCACCCGTGTAAGATTCTTGTACATCACCCTGATAGTTACCAGTATAAGCACCCGCATAAGTGGTGTTGTAGTTACCAGTGTAGGTTTCTTGTACATCACCCTGATAATCACCGGTGTACGTTTGGATTTGATCACGTGTATAACTGCCAGAGAAAGTTTGTTCTTGAGTTCTTTCATAGTCACCAGTAAAACCGGTTGCATTGTCTCGGGTATAGTTACCAACATAGTTCTCAGCAGGTGCACCAGTATAGTCACCGGTGTACGGTTGGATTTGAGTACGATCATAAGAACCGACATAGTTCTCAGCAGGTGCGCCGACATAGTTACCAGTAAATGGACTGACTTGATCACGTGTATAGTTACCGGTGTACGTTTCGATTACGTCGCCAGCATAGTCACCCGTAAATGAAGTTAGTTGATCACGTACATAGTTACCAACATAATTCTGAATCTGAGTACGAGTATATGATCCAACATAGTTCTCAGCAGGTGCACCAGCGTAGTTACCAGCATAAGTGTCGATCTGAGTACGATCATATGACCCAACATAGTTCTCAGCAGGTGAACCAGCGTAATCACCGGTATATGTTTGGAGTTGGACACGTGCATAGTTACCTGTGTAGGTCTCTTGTGCATCACGAGCATAACCACCAGTATAAGATTCCTGAGCATCACGAACATATGAACCAACATAGTTCTGCGGTGCGTTTCTGTTATAAGATCCAACATAGTTTTCGAGAACATCACCTACGTACGAACCAAGATAAACCTCTGCAACAATACCAACATACGAACCAGTATATCCCTGTTGTGCATCACGAGCATAATCACCAGTATATCCCTGTTCTTGAGCACGGTTGTAAGATCCAACATAGTTCTCTGCTTGGACACGTGCATAGTTACCAGCATAAGTCTCAAGTACTTGACCTACATACGAACCAATATAACTCTCTTGTGCAGCACGTTCATAATTACCGACATAGTTCTCAGCAGGGGAACCAGCATAATCACCAGTATAAGATTGGAGTTCGACACGACCATAAGAACCGACATAGTTTTCCGCAATAACACCAACATAATCACCGGTATATGGTTGGAGTTGGGTACGGTTATAGTTACCCGCATACGTGATAGCATCATCACGTATATATTGAGTGGCATATGCGGTAACAGCAGGGCCAGTGTAGTACTCTAACCCGACTTCTTGATTAGTCATTCCCACATACGAACCTACATAAGCACCGGGAGCGGTTGTCAGGTATGGGCCACCACTTACAAAGGTAGGACTGTAGTTTCCGGCATAAGCCAGGCCAGTACCTGTCCTTGAGACATAATAGAATACGCCGCCTGGGTTACTCGTGACGAAGTTTCCACGGGTGTACGTGTAACCACCGGCAGCCACTGACGTTGTAGTAAAATCGCCACCGGAAGAGGAGTACACCAGAACGCCGCCCCAGTAGATATAGACACCTGAACCGTAGTTACCATAAGACCCAACCCGCCAGTACGTGGCATATGCAGTGGTGTTATAATACGGGCCTGTGGTTGTACCTGCTCCAATATACGTCCCCACATAGGCACCAGCATCATAGTAAGCGGTGGGGCCAGTATAGAATATTGGCCCTAGATAGGTACCAAGGTAATCCCCTATATAAGCACCTTGATAGGCTCCCTCAAACGTCTGATCCGCACCGATATAGTATCCTATTCCACCAACACCAGTATAACCCGTTACGTAGTTTTCTATCACATCACCATTATAAACACCAGTATAAGTGGTAGGTTGCGACCGAGTATAGTTACCGGTATAAGTCTCTTGTACATCTCCAACATAAACACCGGTATAAGTGGTAGGTTGCGACCGAGTATAGTTACCGGTATAAGTCTCAAGTACTTGACCTACATACGAACCAATATAATTCTGTTGTGCAGAACGTTCGTAGTTACCAACGTAAGTCTCAGTAGGTGAACCAGCATAATCACCAGTATAGGTTTCTTGTGCATCACCTACGTATGTACCTGTGTACCCTTCTTGAACAAGACCTGCATAAGTTCCGGTGTATCCTTGTTGTGCAGCACGATCGTAGTTACCAGTGAAGTTTTCTTGGTTGTTTCGGTTATAGTTACCACTATAGGTTTCTTGTACATCACCTACGTAGTTACCAGTATAAGTCTCTTGTACCGCACCTTGATAGGTGCCAGTGTAAGTCTCGCCTACAACACCAACATACGAACCAACGTAGTTCTCGCCAGGATTACCTGCGTAGTCACCAGTATACGGTGTAGGTTGAACACGTGTATAGTTACCGGTGTACGTTTCTTGTACAGCACCAGCATAGTCACCCGTGAAGTTAGTGATTTGGGTACGTGCATAGTTACCAGTATAAGTCTCTTGTACATCACCAGCATAGTCACCAGAGTATGGTTCTGCGGGTGCGCCGACATAGTTACCGGTGTATGTTTCAAGTTGAACACGTGCATAGTTACCTGCATAGTTCTCAGCAGGTGCGCCAGTGTAGTTGCCAGTGTAGGCTGCAATTTGTTCTCTTTCGTAGTTACCGGTGTAAGTCTCTTGTACCGCACCAGCATAGTCACCAGAGTATGGTTGAAGTTGAATACGAGTATAGTTGCCCGCATAGGTTTCGTTTACATCACCGACATATGAACCAGTATATCCTTCTAGAACGACACCAGTGTATGGGCCAACATAGTTTTCATTGACAACACCAACATAGTTACCCGAGTATGGTTGTGGGGCAATACGAGTATATGAACCAACATAGTTTTCCAGTACCGCACCAGTATAGTCACCAGTATAGGTGTCAGCTTGAATACGAGTGTATGATCCTATGTAGGTTTCTGGAACTCCTCCAGTATAGTTACCAGTATATCCTTCTAGAACGACACCAGTATAGTTGCCAGTATATCCTTCAACCTGAGTACGGGTATATGATCCAGTGTAGTTTTCTGCAACAATGCCAGTATAGTCACCGGCATAATCAATTATTATTGTTCCGGCGTAATTACCTACATATTCTTCATTTATTGCACCAGTATAGTTACCAGTAAAGGTTTCTTGTACATTACCCGCATATGATCCGGTATATCCTTCTTGTACAGCACCAACATAATTACCCGAATAGTTCTCAGCAGGTGCGCCAGTATATTCAGAAGTATAAGATTGTAAGACCTGACCAGTGTATGGGCCAGTGTATCCCTCTAGTGCAACACCAGTATAGTCGGTAGTGTAGTTCTCTAGTGCACCACCTTCATAGTTACCAGTATAGGGTTCTTGTACAGCACCAGCATAATCACCCGAGAATGCTTCTTGTACACCACCGGCATAGTCGCCAGTATACGTTTCAATTGCATCCCGAGTATAGTTACCAGTGTACGTGTCTACTTGATCACGAGTATAGTTACCAGTATAAGTGTCAGCTTGAATACGAGTATAGTTACCCGCATAGTTTTCTGCTTGAGTTCTCTCGTAGTTACCCGTGTATGTCTCTAGCGCATCACCACCGTAGTTGCCAGTGTAAACCTCTGCAACAATACCGGTGTAGTTACCAGTGTAAGGTTCCGCAGGTGCACCAGTGTAGTTACCTGAATAGTTTTCTGCGGGTGAACCAACGTAATTACCGGAGTAAGTCTCTGCAACAATACCTTCATAACCACCAGTATAGTTTTCTGATACGACACCAGTGTATGGGCCAGTGTAGGATTGTAATACATCGCCAACATAGTTACCACTGAAGTTCTCACCCGGAGCACCAGTATAGTCACCGGAGTAAGTCTCGATCACATCACCGGTGTAGTTACCAGTGTAAGGTTCTACAATAACACCTTCGTAGTTACCAGAATAAGTCTCGGCAAGAGTACCACCGTAATCACCAGTGTAGTTTTCTATCACATCACCAGCATAGTCACCGGAATAAGTCTCGGCAGCAATACCAGTATAATTTGTGATATAGGAACCAGCATAGTTCTTGTTGTAATTACCGGTATAGGTCTCGCCTACAACACCAGTATAATCACCAGTATATGGTTCTACAATGATACCTACGTAATCGCCAGTATACTGTTCTAGAACAACACCACCGTAATCACCGGAGTAAGTTTCTTGTACTTCACCAATGTAGTTACCGGTGTAGTTGTCGACTTGAGTTCTTTCGTAGTTACCTACGTAGGTTTCTACATCAATACGACCATATTGACCAGTATAGGAATCTGTTTGGGTTCTCTCATAACTTCCGGTATAGTTTTCTGCGATAATACCTTCATAGTTACCTGTGAAAGATTCGCCAGGCGCACCAACATAGTTACCAGAGAATGCGTCTGTTTGATCACGTTCGTAGTTACCAGTAAACGTTTCTTGAGCTAGACCAATATAGTTACCAGTAAATGAAGTTACTTGGTCACGTGTATAACTACCAGTGTAAGTTTCAATTACATCGCCACCATACTCACCGGTGTACGGGTCTACTTGAGTTCTTTCATACTCTCCGGTGTACGTTTCTTGTACAATACCTTCATACGAACCAGTGTATGCGTCAGTTTGGTTTCTTTCGTAGTCCCCAGTAAAAGTTTCCGGAACTCCACCAGTATATTCTCCAGTGTAGTTGTCAACCTGAGTCCTTTCGTAGTTACCGGTATATGTCTCTTGTACATCACCCGCATAATCACCAGTATAGGAATCAACTTGAATACGAGTGTAGTTCCCCGTGTATACTTCTAGAACGTCACCACCGTAGTTACCAGCATAGTTTTCTGATTGGATGCGTTCGTAGTCACCGGTGTAAGTCTCTAAAGGTTCGCCAGTATAGTCACCTGAGTACGATTCTAAAGGTTCGCCAGTATAGTCACCAGCATAGTTTTCAGAATCAATTCTCTGATAGTTGCCAGTGTAGTTATCTGCCTGAGTTCTTTCGTAGTCCCCAGTAAAAACATTTGTCTGAGTGCGTTCATAGTTACCCGTGTAGGTTTCACCAACGTCACCACCATAATCACCAGTGTAGAGTTCTAATACGTCACCGGTGTAATCGCCAGTATAACCCTCTGCAACAATACCTTCGTACTCACCTGTGTATTGTTCAACAATGACACCTTCATAATCACCCGTGTAAGTGTCAACTTGAGTTCTTTCATAGTCCCCAGTAAATGCCGCTGTCGTAACACGTTCATACTGACCTGTGTATGCATCGGTTTGACTTCTAGCGTAATCGCCCGTAAATGAGTCTGCCTGTGTTCTTTCGTAATCACCAGTGTACAGATCTGTTTGAGTTCTTTCATACTGACCCGTATAGTTATCTACTTGAGTTCTTTCATAGTCCCCAGTAAAGTTAGTGATTTCAGCACGACCATACTCACCCGTATAGATCTCTGCATCAGTTCTTTCGTAATCACCGGTATAGACATCAATTTGTGCACGTTCATATTGACCAAGGTAGTTGTCGGCTTGTGCACGTTCATAATCACCAGTATAAGTTGTTTCGGTGACACGACCATACTCACCCGTATAGGTGTCCGCCTGACTTCTCTCATAGTCGCCAGTATAGGTTTCGATCTGAGTGCGTTCATAGTTACCAGTGTAGGTAACAGGGGTATCACGGGTATAGTCCCCAGTAAAACCTTCTAACGCTTCACCAGTGTACACACCAGCATAGAGTTCTTCAACTTCACCGGTGTACTCTCCAGTGTATGTTTCAACAATAACACCAGTGTATGGGCCAGTATAGTTCTCTGGTACTTGACCTGAGTACTCTCCGGTGTAAGTTTCAAGAACCTCACCAGTATACTGAGCGGTGTAGTCTTCTTCTATCTCACCAGTGTAATCACCAGTATACGGTTCAACAATGACACCAGTATAGTTACCCGTGTAAGATTCTTGAATGTCAGATTCATACTGACCAGTGTAAACCTCTTGAATATCGCCAGTATAATCACCGGTGTAATCTTCTAGGGCTTCACCTAGGTAATCCCCAGTATAGGGTTCTGCAATATCACCAGTATAAAGAGAAGTGTAAGTCTCTGGAACACCACCGGTATAATCACCAGTGTATGTCTCTGCAATGATACCAGTATAGTTACCGGTGAAAGGGTGATCGTTAAGACCAGTATATTCACCAGTGTATGTTTCTAGAACATCGCCAGTGTAGTTACCTTCGTACAACTCCGTAACAATGCCAGTGTAATCTCCGGTGTAAGTCTCAATGACAACACCCTCATACTCGCCCGCATAGAGTTCACTGTCTGATCTTTCATAATCTCCAGTATAGATCTCTGCATCGGTACGACCATACTCACCTGTAAAGACGGTGGGATCTAGTCGACCATATTCTCCGGTGTACCCATCAGTCTGGTCTCTCTCGTAATCACCAGTGTACATTTCCAAAACATCAGATTCATATTCACCAGTATAGTTCTCCGCAACCTCTCGGACATACTGACCTTCATAAATCTCATCATCTTCTCTCTGATACTCACCGGTGTATACTTCTGAAATATCACCAGAGTAATCACCTGTGTATGAGTCTGCCTGCGTTCTTTCGTAGTTACCGGTATAACCCTCTTCGATTGCAGAGTTGTAGTTACCAGTGTAATCTTCAGCGTCAGTGCGTTCGTAGTTACCCGTATAGGAGTCAGCTTGTGCACGTTCGTAATCGCCAGTGTAGGTTTCGGAGATATCACCCGCATAATCACCGGTGTATAACTCTTCCTGAATCCGACCATACTCACCTTCGAAAGTCTCGGAGATGTCACGTACGTATTCGCCTGTATAGATTTCTACTTCTGTACCAGTGTAATCACCGGTGTACACTTCCTGTGCATCACCTGCATACTCACCCGTATAGGTAACCTGAGTTGTTCTTTCATATGCACCTTGGTAGTCGGTCACATACTCTTTGTTAAACTCGTTCTGATAATCACTTAGGTAATTTTCGGAATAGGTAGTCTCATAGTTTGTATCTTCATATACTGCAATGTATAATGAAGTATATACCGACAGGTAATCGCCAGTAAAGACAGTTTCGTAATCAGAAACGTAGTCTTGGTCAGCAAAGTTTGCAACAAAGGTACTACTGAAGACACCTTCGAAATCTGTTTCATACTCACTGGCATAGTCGCCAGTATAGGTTTCTTCGATATACGTAGAGGAGTAATCTTCAATCGACACTTCACCAGTGTATTGTGCAGTGTATTGTTCTGTAATATCTGCACCAGTATAATCACCAGTGTAGGGTACTGTGAAGTTACCAGTATAGACATTGTCAACGTAGGTCTTTTCGAAGTCACCTGAATAGTTTTCTGCGAAGTCGGTTGCGTATTCACCAACGTACTTGGTACCATAGTCACCAGTATACAATGAGATAAATGAACCGATGTAGTTACCTTCGAACTCAGCCTCATAGTTCTGTTCATAGTTACCAACAAAGGCAGTCTCGTAATCGGGAATGTAGGAACCACTATAGTCTTGGTTGAATGGTGCGTCACCCGTGTATCCCGGATCATCAAAATAAGTTTGACGTGTATCAAGTGCATTACCACGTGATCGCCATGTACCAAGATCAGTGGGAGTTCCCTGAGAAGAAGAACGTAGTTGATATCTACCAATGCCAGTTGACAAGATCAACTGTTTAACACGTTCACCAAAGGTATACTGTATCTCAGGATCTGATAGTTGTTTCAGACCTTTAAAGATACCGTTCTGACGGAAGACTGAAATTGGTGACCGTTTGACGGGTACAGTTAATCCTGTTCCCTTCATCCATATGTGATAGTAGTTGTTGGTACCGTCACCACGTGTATCGGTGAACATGTTTTCAATAAACTTAAAGTAACCTGCACCGGGTTGACCAGCGGACAGACGGAAACTGCCAGGGAGTTCGTCATTTACAATCTTACGGGCAAACTTGGTACAAAGAACATCCAACTCCGTATCTGACATTTCCTTCAAACCCAGCGGTTGAGTCTGCCAGTATACGGGGTTCTTCTTCAGTTCACCTTCGCCTGGAATATCTGCGGGGTTCTGGTATAGGTTTGTTTGTTCTTCCACACTACTAGGAGGACGAGTCTCTTGTACCTCAATGGTAGGTAAAGTGACAGATAAACTGCCTTCGTTAGTTGAGTTGTCAACGTCAACAGAACTTGTATCAATAGAGATGTTGAGTGAACCAACTTCTGTCAGGGTATAACGATAGATTCCTCGATAGTTACCTGATAGGGATGTTGATTCGAAGTCCTGCCACATAATAGAACCGTCACCTGAAATACTAGTAGGTGCGGGAGTACCATTAATGGTTTCAGAGAACACTGCACTACCGGCAGTAGATGCATTAAGAATGATTGTTTCGAAACCGGTACCGTTAACCTCGGTAGCGTTGACCACGATATTAAGTTCTAAGGTATCGCCAATGTATACAGTCTCAGGCAAACCACCGCCCTGTGAAGTATGGGTGTGAATGCCATTAGAGGTGTTGGATGTTATTGCAACCTGAAACTCTGTAGAAAGTACTAGAGGATTGGTGTTTGAAGTTTCATCGAAGAATGTGTTAGAAAATGTACCTACTAACTCACTACCCTGATCAAATCTGGATAGTGCAGATGCGTCAGATGAGTCCATAGCTGCAAGATGAAGTCCCGCCTGATAGGAGAGATAGTCTTCATCTGCCAGAGTGAACTCTTGAAGTTTACCACCAGCTAAACTTTTTAGGGGTCTATATGACATTTATTTGTTATTCCTAACGCAAATTAGTTTATTAGTACTATTTATGCATTATAGAAAGTAACAATTCCAAAGAATGCTTGATTTCTGAAATATCTTTTTCCAGACCATCTAGTCGATTCTTTTGTGTCATCTCTTCTTGTTCCTTTAATTGACGATGTTTTTTACGTGCAATACCCTGAGAGATCGCAACGCTATTGGTGTTAATAATAGCGTTGCTCTCTGTGTCTCGGACTAAGTGGGGGTGACCTTTCACTGGTACATAATTATCTATGCCCATAATTTATCGTGACAGGTACTTGATTGATATAGTTTTCAGAGAAGGATTCTTTGAACCACCTTTCATGACAAACTTAGTCTGCGCTTGGTTGAATGGTTTCAATGTACCATTTTGACCACCAGCAAGATACTCCGTCTGTGCAAACTCTCCATCATTTCTGTTTACTAGAGGGTTTCTAGGTTCTTGTAGAATCCAAGGTTGCAACGTGATGTCCTGATCCGCTTGTGCGGTTCGGAAGTAGAAATCAACGCCTGCATCCTCTGGTAGATTTATTCCTACACGAGCATCAATACCGACCGCAGGGATTGGTAATGTAACTGGTGAAGTAATATGTTTGGACGCAGTTGAACCTCCTATTGGTGCAGTCTCTGCGACAGGGTGGAGATGAGGAGTCACGGATGGATCATCCAGACAATATCCCGCAGCAATCAAAGAAGATCTCTGTAAGTCAATGATAGGCGAAACATAATCATCTCCTGACTTGAAGTCTACCTTGATATATGCAGATCTCACACCCGCACCAAGATTAGCCGTTTCGGATGCAGCGTTGTAGATCGTACGCGGCGTATCAAACTCAACATTCTCTTCAGGAGTAATGCGTGAGTATTGTGCATCTTGAACGAAACGAGTCTCTCCGCCACTAATGTTTGATCCAGAAGTAAACTTCGCAGACACATCAATGGAAGTAGATCGTGGTATAGAGTTCTCTAACTGAAGGTTTGCAGTAGTAAATACAACGTTACCTTGAGATCGAATCTTTTCACCACCACCGAATCCACTAAAGGTTGCACTGTCAACATCAATAGTATAACCGTGTGCGTCAATCTGTGCAACAGTATGAGTAGTATTGAATGCGCCAGTAGTGATACCGAAGAATCCTGCAGCACTATCCAAAGATGCCGTATCTCCTACACGAAGACCGTGACACATATGTTGGACAAATACACGAGGAGATCCACCAGTAGTCAACAATGGATTCTCGGGTAATTCACGTGGTGCAAGATCTGCATTGTTCAATATCAAAGAACCGCCACCTTGAGCAAACTTCGCACGAATCAGACGGAACATTAGATCTTGATCTTTAGACGCAACCCAGTTAGTACCATTCTGTGGTAGGAATAGACTACCCGGGATTGGTTGAGTAGTTACACGTTTAACCGAAGAACCTAGTACTGGATTACCTGCGGTTGCACTGAACAACTCGTATTCAGTCGATGCAGATGATACTACGATCGCATACTGTTTCCAAGGTTGTAAGTGAACCGGTTCATCAAACTCAAAAGTTGTAGGTCTAGACTGTACAGTTGAGAGGATAGGTGAACTACCAATCGCATCAACCTCACCCACATTTAGGAATACGTGGGAGTCTGGAACAATAACGTTTTGAGAAGGTTTGCCATTCTCTACTGGACGTATATGCAACGACACCGGAAGATTACCACTATCCTTTGTACGGAAGTACAATTGGATCTTGGTTAACACCAATCCATATGGGTTGTCAACATAGAACGTCTGTGACATTGGGTTCTCAGGCGGTGTGATAGGATTGACTTCCGTAGACGCTTGGTGGTTAAGATCCACACCAATATAATCCGACAGAACACCAGACATTGTATTAGCATTGTCAATGTTGCGTAACTGTGCAACAGTCAGACCCGCAGCGTTAGTACCGTGTAGACCCGCAAGTTTAGGTTCAGAAAGGTTTACACCACCCGCAGAAATCAAATCTAGTTGTTTCTTCTGTTCTTTGGTCAATCGAACTGATTGTTTTTTACTTAACCACGAGAAGGGGTTGGGTGCGTCTGGATAACGATTCCAGTTCCAGTGAGTAATGGAATGTAATGCTATACCCATCGATGCATAATATGCAAACGCCTTAGATCCTGCCTCTCCCCAATCGGGTGTGTCGATGTCTAGTAACATGAACTCACGTACACCTGCACGGAATCTCTGACCAGAACCTTCGTTATAGTAATTGTTGGGATCAAACTTCTTACCCCATTTTCTTATTTCTTTAGACTTTGCCACACGGATCGAAGGAATGAAATATGAACCGATGATCTCACCGTTAGCATCTGATATCAAATCAGACTTACCACTTGGGTGTTCGGTGATTGCATAACCATAACGGTTACCAATGTCTTCATTCCGATCAGACCAACGAATAAACGCTGCTTCTTCGCGACACCAGTTCTGTACATTGAATCCATCAAAGAATGGAGTAAATCTTGTATTAGGTTTCAGACCTTTCGCGTGGAAGTATACCTTACGTGAACGTATGAATGGAACGAGTGCAAGATCGACATACTTCTTACCAAATCGTTGGCGAAGTGAGGCAGATTGGAGTACTCGTTGTCTTGTTATTATGTGTCCGGCGATGCGCTTACGCGTAGAGAAAGCATAACTACTCTCTCCTTTCCTCTTGGTAAATGTCGGTATCGTTAACCTCGTTGTGTCACGACCCTGCCAGTTCCACTGCCATGCGTTCCATACGAACGCTTGATCGGTAGATAACTTATCTGTACCTTCAATTGCACGGTTTGCATTCGAGTAAGTATCTTTCCACTCATCCGAAGATGGTGACATCCTGAGTGTACCGGTGTTGGATACGTGACCGAATGGGTTTACCTTGAGGTGGTTGGACGCAAGACTCTGGAATGCGTACTCTTCGCTGTCGTAAGACAGGTATACGTTATCACCAACCTTAGTGACACCTGTTGATAGACTATTATTGAACAGGAGTCGCACGTTCTCTTCTTGTGCTTTAGGATTAATAACCTGCGCTTCAGGGTCTAAAGATGCAGCGTAATCTTCGTTCTCAGTATCAGATGAGACATGATCATTGTTACCGTCCACTTGGATAGCAACCTCTATTCTTTAGTCACCTGCACTATCCAAAGAAGGGTTTAAACGGTTCTCTAACTCCAGTATAGATAAAGCTGTCTCTTCTTTTAAAACATCTACCTTTGTCTCTAAAGCAGCAATATCTTTCATAGTATAATGCTTATGTTCTAAAGGTACAAAAGATAAATCCTTAGCATTTAAAGTATTAGGATTTAATACAATATTATATAACTCTAACACATTATCTGGTGTAGGTTTGAACTGTGGATCTGCTGCTTGGTTACCCATCAACAACTGCAATTCACCCTCTTGAGTAAGCAACAGTTTATCTGCACGTCCCAAGTAGTAACTAATGTCTGCGGTTACATTATCTCCATTCTTAGGAAGATAGTTGATATTAGTAAACGTACCATTGTCATTATCTGAACGGAAGTCGAGATAGTTGAATAGACTTAGTTCGTCACCAGTCTGATTAACATGAGTAGGTATATTAGTATAACCTAAAGTGTTATATGACGATGCAGCAAAGAAGTCTCCATCGTTATTGTGACGTAGTCTCTTATAGTTAACATACAAAGTAGATGGTGCACTGTCTTCACCATTGTGGATTAGACGTGAACGTTGATAGTAATTGTCTCTCTGACCATCGTCTAGTACGAAACTGTTCATCACATCCAGACCAACAGACACGGCATCTCGCACAGAGTCTAGATCTGTTACATCAACATGATCGAACTCATAGTAGTGATATGCAACAGAGTTTTGTAAATCGAACCCAGTCCGTTTAGTTAAGGTGTCAGTAATACCTGTCAGTTCTGTCTTGGTGCGTACCGCAGCAGTCTTCTGGACATAGTATAATACTTCAAGAACAACACCGTCTGCAACGTCTGAGAGAGTTATCTCGCCATTGGATCCGTTGACTGTGTGTGGAATAAAACCACGAGTAGAAGACGCAACCACCCAATTGGTGGTGTCAACAAAGGATTCCCCTGCACCCAGTACAGAAGAGATGTCAATCTTACTTGAGGCGACCGTTTTACTTCCGACATGTCGTTGTACTTTCAAAACTATATCAGACATCGACTGGAGTCTAGGTTGACTCAAAGGCATCAACAAAGTATTATTTTGTGTGCCATATAACTGTACATCACTGTCCGAACCATAGATCGCAGTGGATAACTTGTACAGGTTAGTCGTAGAAGTACCGATTGACTTGGTGTCAGCAATGGACTTGTCTGAGTCAACATTGACATCAAAGACATAAACTTTATGGGTTCCGTTGTTGGGGAGACTACTACCTTTCTCTACCGCACGGATTCTTGCAGTACCAATAATACCACTACTCGGATCGGTCAGACTAGTACTGAGGTTGACTGTGGTCATATCCAGATCAGGCAGTCCTCGAGCCGAATCGGCAAGGAAGTAGTTACCATACTCAATAGGAACGATGTCGTTGTTACGGTTGTCTGTAGTCTGAGGACGTGGTACTCTCAGTTTAACTGGAGATGGAGTTTCTACTCTATAACCATTAACGTATGCACTACCATTTGACACAACCAATTCCAAGGAGGAATCACCAGAGACTGCATCTTCGAAGTGAATAGTGTATGGGTTGACAATGTAGTCTCCCGACTCTTCTTCGGTACGCAATGCGATCAGTTCATTGATCTTGTTGTATGCATCACCCTCTTCTATTTCTTCAACAATCTTTGAGTTCTCGATATTTGCCAAAAACACAAAAGTATCATCAGCAGAAACCTTCGCCTGATCAACTAGTGTCAGGGTGATGCGGTATCTGTCTGCACCGGGAGATGCGTTGTTAAGTGTTCCACCGGTGTTGTCATACAGACTGTTGTCATCTGATACAGTAAGAACTTCTTGTGTAACCTTAAATCCAATTGCCCCAGTAAAGGTTTGGGTATATGGACTTAGGATAATGCTTTGTTTGGCGGCATGTACAAATCGACCCAATACAAAAAACTCACCCGTCTCAACGTCAAACCTTACGCCACGACCAGATGCATTTGGGGTCTCTGTGATTAACTCATAACCACTACCAGACTGGTCGAATAATGTTACCTTGTCGCCGAAACGGTCAGGTAAACCAGAAATCGCAGTCTGATCTGTATTGATATACTGAATGTATAAGGTGTCATAGGTAAACCCGGCACTAGTGTTCCGTGGTTGTACTTCAATTACCTTTGCTTCAAGACCAGTGACATCGTCTCGGAAAACAGTACCGACAGCAATGTCTGCAAACGCAGAACCCGCATTGGTAGACGCAATCTTAACGTACTCGTGAGCAGCATTGATTGCCGTTCCACCAGAAGAAACCGCGGCACCTTCTTTGAAGATGTTACGTCCAAAACGTCCAATCTCTTGATAGATTAAACTTTGGAGTTGCGTTAACTCTCGTGCTTGGAGTGCTCTACCACTGTTGAATAGTATCTGGTGAAATCCCTTATCTTCGTTGAGATCATCATCATATGTACCACCTAACGTTGCGGATGTGAATGTAGTTGCCATCGTTTTCCCTTTACTTTGTTCCCAAATCGATTACGATTCGGAAGTCTTCGGTTTGTGTGCCTGTTTTTATTATTGCATCTTTGAGGTTATTTATGTACAATAAATCACCCGAATATCTGTTAAAGTCTGGTTGAATAATCGCATCAACTACCTTTGCTGTTGAGGTAGCTATTGAAGTGATTGTACCACTAACGTCAAACTCTCCATACCCTGTAGAGTCATTCTGCACATAGTATAGTCTGTTGTTTGAGTTATCGTGCCAGAAAGTCTTACCCCTAGTCTGTGTCGGGGTCTCGAAGATCTCATCTGCAACAAAGATACCACTACCACCACTGACAGTAAAGGAATGCATTGCAGTTCCTATCTGAGCAGTAAATAAAGTTTTGGCAGAATCCGCGAGTTCCAAGTTACGCAATAGGGCAACCTGTTTGAAATCGTTAGCAGGATCTGCAAGTGGTACTACATTACCCTCATTGTTCTGTACAGTGTTCTGTAACATAATCTTACCCGCACATAGAGATGCGACCGGGTCTTTGTTGACACCACCGCTTGGTGCGATGATTGGTCTCAGTATTGCGTTACCCGCAGAAGGAAAAACCTTTGCGTAGTCATAACCACTACCGTGAAGAATGCGTCCAAAGTTATCAGAGTCTGCCACAATCTTAACAATCTTGCCATCAGAGATAGTCCCGACAAAGGTAGCGCCAGTGCCATTACCCTCAAGATCTATACGAGGATTGAATTGATAATTAGACCCACCGTCTACAATTGCAACACCAAGAATCTCTCCCGCAATCGCAGTGGTCTGGAGATTACTTTGTTCAATGGTTTCTGCAATGACACCAGAACCTACAATCTTCTGTACCGGCATGAACTCAGATGTTTTAAAGTTGTTAACAGAACTACCCGACATCTTGTAAAGATATCTCCAAAGATAACCGTCACTTGTAGGGAAAGTTCTTGACAATCCATCATATGCAAGTGCAAGAGTCGATGAGGGTTCTACTGAAGAACCGGTAGCAATACCTGTGCTGGTCTTACCAGTCTCAATACAAATGAAGACTTCGTTCTTACCATTCGAAACATAGAACTGTGTGCGATTAGTGTCGTTGTTGTCGTATTGGTTATATACTGTTCCTGAGATCCAGTCATATGTTTCGACAACAAAACTGTTTGCACTGATCGTTTTGACGAAATGCATTTCGTTTCTTGCAAGTATCTGATCGTGCAGTCCCGCAGTTGACGAGTCCGCACCAGATAGTCCGAGATAATACGAGTCACTATCACCGTCCAAACTCTTTTTGAACTGGTTGATTAGGATCTTTCTACCGTCAGATGTTATTGAACTGGTTCCCATGAAACTTACACTCTGTTATTTGTCTATCTATTTATAATGAATCTGTGAGGATAGCATTCGCAAATGATGACGCAGCATCATATCTTAGAATGTTATTTCGCAGAGGTGATATTGTTGCCTGATTCTCTGGAGTTGCAACGATCTTGACATGATCTCCGCTTGTCAGACTAATAGTAAAGTTTTCTAGATTCAATGTACCCGTTGCAGCATCATAGGTACCCACATTATCCAATACAAGTTTACCTGAGTTAACGTTGAACAACTCAAGGACATTTGAACCCAGACGATTGCGAAGGTAACAGATGTCACCCCCATATCGGAAGTTCTTTGATATAACTGTGTGTACTTTATCGTCAGGTGCAGCAATTGAAGTTGGGTAGTACACTTTATAGTTGGTTTGACCCGTCACTGGTTGGAATCTGTTCTGCATTTTAATTTCCGCACGGGAAGATAGAACAGAAGGGTCTGTGTCATCTATCTCAGTTAACAGATTAGAACGCCGGAATGACTGATCGAAGTCGCCGAGGTTTGCATCGAAGTGAGACTGCATGGTTGTCTTGACGTTGTTCTGAACAGACGACTGATTCAATGCAGTCAGGTTCTGATTGTACTGGAAGAAAGTCTGTACCTCAATGAATGTCTCAATGGGGTCTACAAACTCAAGACCAAAGGTAACGACTGCGAGATCCTTTAACAGACCTCGGATACCATCCTTAGTTGTTTGTTTGATGGTTGTGTCATCAGATGCAAATACAAGTGACGTGAATACCGTACCGTATTGAGGAGGAACATTGTCTTCTCCACCCCATGTCTTTACATCAGTAATAACATTACTATACTCTCGTAATATCAAGGAGGAGTAATCTTCTGCGGTCACTGCACGGTTCTGTGCAGCATACTGATAGGGTGCATTCTTACGAATAGAATCTAGATCTTCTTTGAGTGATCCCCCAGAGGATATAGTCGTGGTGGTAATTTGTATTGGTTTGCCGTTGATACCTGAAGCGGGGGTGAAGGTACGTGCACCGTTTGCCTCTGGCCCTGCAACTATATCATAGACTACTTCAATCCGATTACCAGACTGGGGAGAAAGTCCTATTGAGGTACCATTAGTAAAGGTGATCTCATAGGATCCATTAGGAGTTTCTTTAATAACAAATATCTTTGAAGAAGAACTGATATTGGTCGTGGTGTTTAGATTGGTATACACATCATATGAAGAAGTTGAGGTATCATTATACACTCTTACCTCTACGGTGGCAAGGTCTAAACGTGTCTCAGGTATAACATAAGAATCGTTCTCGGACACAGGGCCAGCAATAAAGTTCTTAGATCGTGGAATACCTTCGTGTATGGCGACGTTAGTGTTTGCATTGACAGCAAAATAGTATAGACCGTTACCATCGTCATTACCTATTAATACATCTCGGGTCTTATAGGTAAACGTTTTGTTATCCACAGTACTGGTAAACTGAAAACCTTTAGGCATGGTAACAGACGCAGGTCGAGTCACATCAGATGAATAGTCCAGATACATTCTTACAACACCAAAGGATGCATTACGAGACGCTACCGTGTAACCCAATGAACTTGCAAGACCAACCAAAGATGATCTCAACTGTGCAGTCGATATGAATGACTCATTCAACGCAAAGTTTGCAAGAAGTGCATTGTAGTGTGTGTTATACGCAAGCACGTCTAGTAAGTTCGAGACACCGGATGCTTCGAAATTATAATCGACAAACTCTTCCTTCTGTGCGAGGAACAACTTTAGATTATTCTTGATTCCATCAAAGTCTAATTCGGTCGACTTTATTGTTGTTGCCATTTTACTTTGTCCTTATACTTGTTCGGATAGTATTACTTCTTCGTTCTGTGTCAGTAATTGTATATCGCCATTGGTTCCAACGGTCAGGATTGCACCATCCAGAATACCTAGTTCGTCTGTTCGTAATAACAACCCAGCAAACGTCAATAGACGATTACCCGCTTCAGATAGTATAATCTCATCTGGTACTGGCGTTGCAGTGACCGGCAGAACCACGGGTAACACACCACCCTGATCACTGAGTTTAATTCGTAACGTATCCGATACCTGTGAGTTAACTATTCTAAACTCAATAACTACAGATATCTCGTTGTAATCTGGGGTTGCAACAATCTTTAGGTTAGTGATAATTGCACGAGGTTCGAATCTCTTAACGGAGGCACGAATCTGTTGAATCATTTTATCCGCAGTAGTCGTGTCCATCATCTCAAACAATAGACTACTTAGATCCCCACCAAATGCAGGTCGGAATGGTTTCTCGAACCTGTTAGTTAACAAAAGATTCTTCAGTGATTGTTTTACTGCTGCAGCATCTGTCTTACGCAGAACATCACCGTCACCAGAAGAATACGTGGGCGCAATTCGTGCATCCAATGTCAAGTCGACATCAGAGAACGTACGTTCGCGTGTTACCCTAGTACTCTTACTGAGGTTACCGTCTTCGGGTGAAAATATCTTTGCCATATGATCAGTGAAACCTTTTTCTTTTATTTATAACTATTCTTCAGGCAGAATCTCTAACAACTCCGACTGAGTTTGTAAAGTGCCATTGAATGTGGTGTTTATATCATAATTAAAAGAAACATCAAAGTCTCTCCCTACTTCAGGAACAGAAAGTAGAATCGTTGTAACAAGATCATTGTTAGGATCAAAGGTGTCATATGCGAGTTCTATCTCGTCATAGTCCAGATAATCTTTCCAAAACACGGCGAGGTCATAAGTCTTACGAGGATCACTCTTGCCGTGTTTGTCTATCAGTTGATAACCAATACCACGACCGGTGCGCCGTAGGTCATTGAATCCTGTGGGTCTTTCGCCCTTATAACCATCCGAAGTAAAGTCTTGGTAAGGTTCGTAGACACCATCCGATACCACCAGTCTGTGTTGTGTAAACTCAGAGTTGAAGGTGACACTATTCATTGCATTCGCATGAAGGACTAGATTACGTGCAACCTGATCGCGGTCTATTGGGCCACTGAATGAGTCATCGTATAGTCTATCAAACTGTGTACGTGATCCCAATGCACCAAGGAACTTCGCACATGTGATACCCGGTGCGAGTTTGGTGGATGACGTAATGTCCTTTCCAGCAGGGTTATAGGTGGGGTCAACTAATATTTTCATGTGTTCTCATTCACCTTAAATCTCTTACTACGGTTGTCAGATGGGTTGTTACCAATCAACTCTTGTCCAAATCTCATTGTGCCTCTCTTGTTTGCAGACCGTCCAATGTTCCTCGGTATGTTAACCTTAAACTCACTGTTCAGTTTTCCTTCACCTACAAGGAAACTTGTGAACTTACCATTGTTCAAGTTAGACGGGTCTCGTAACTTAGAACGGATCTCATCTATAGTAGGATCGTGACTGAACAACTCAGAGTAATCGTCTGACTTGAGGATCTTCTCTTCCAACTTGTCATCAACACTTACACCTCTGATACCATAACGACTTGTAGATAACTGTAGTTCTACGATTGCAGGGTTGGGTAATGGTGCAGTTGATGGCAGGGGGATGTAAGGCATGATACCAATCTTAGGAATACCGGGTAGGACAACACATGGTGATTCCTTCGCTGCAATGACCGCATTCTTTGCACCTTTCGCAAAGTCAGCAAAGGTAGACTTAATCGCATAGTCTGCATGAATCGCTTCTGTTGCGCGACCTACCAGAGTACCGTAGAATGTGGACAGGTTGGTGAGACCCCCAGGCATACCACCGTAAGTCTTACCGTAGTAGTCCATCATAGGGCCACCAAACGTTCCCTTGTGACCAATCATTGATACATGTCGTGCAGTTATGTTTGCAGTAGAAGACGCAGCGACCCACTCGTTTACCGCAGTGGTAATCAGATCCACACCCGTCAAGAGTTCGGTTGATGCTTCGGTAAACATATTCAGGTTACCCTTAGTGATCAAGTATCGATCTCCCAGAGTGGTAGAGGTATTCATACCCACAACCTGTTCACCTTTATTACCCTTGACCGTACTGTTCTGATCGCGGTTTATAGTTTGGGTGTGTCGACCTTTGATATTTTCGACTTTGTCTCCAGACACATCAACATTATAATCCCCACCAACACTAACATTGAAATCGCCATCTATGCGTAGGTCAACGTTACCTTTATAAACTAGATCCCCTTCCCCTTCGACAATAGTTTTGGAATCACCACCAACAACTTCGATACGTTGTTTGCGGGTTGAAATGACAACACTACCATCCGCACGTAATTCAATACCTGCACCGGTTCGATGTTTAATTAATATACGTTCACCACCCGGTGTGTCATCCATCTCAAATGAATGCCCACTCGGCGTCTCGGATACCTGATTGTACGGGAATACAGAGGGTTCTTGATCAGGTAGATCCAAATCTACTCCGACATCTCCACCCCCTATGGAAAGGTTGTTGACCTTCTCTCCTGTCGCGGCTTTACTAATACTATTATCGTAGAAGTATTCGCGTTTAGGAAACTCGCCGGTCGGATCAGAAAACCCATCCTTGGGGATACCCTCCGTAACTTCTTTTGCAATACCCTGTTTGTCTACTCGGGTCTTGTATTCATCTGAAAAGTTTGTCATGAGTTGATCTCATTCGTGGTAAATGGCCCCCTAGTTATTGGTGTATCGAACTTGGAGTCCTTGTCAAAGTTTGACTTAACGTATGCACGAACATCAAATCCGGGATCATTAGTCAAGTCGTCAATATCAGAGTGTCCGATCACCTGTCCACCCGGATAGACATTATAGAATGCACGACAGAAGTGGTCAAAGGAATTGAACTGACTACGGGTCAATGATTGTGCGGAGATGTATCGAGTGATATTCTGAGTCTCACTAGGTACGTTGATACCACCCACAAAACAAATTGCGATACTATATCGATTGTGATTATTGAAGAGACCAGCGGAAGCGTGTTCACCCTCTAGGTTGACAGGGCGTCCTCTCTGAATAGATCCATCTCTTCGAATGATGTAGTGATAACCGATACCATTCAACCCTTGATCTAGGTGGATGTTATTGATCTCTTCACTACCGATGTTCTTGTTGGTCGGGGTTTCTGTCCAGTGACAAACTACCTCAGTAACCTCTCTCCGGATGTTACGGAGTTCTGCCTGTAGTTCTTCTACCGAAGAAACGTATGGGAAGACTGGTTCACCTTCTCCTTTAGTCCACGACTTCGCATAGGAACCGATTATGTAGGGTGTATCGAAGACTTGAGTGGATATTGTACCGCGAGTCGCAGAGGTTATGGTGGTGTCGATCGTCTTTAGGAACGTTCGGATATCTTGTGCATCTTTGCCGGTGGACTTATATAATAGATCAATACATAGAGATACGTCCTGTGAGTTACCCTGAGATAACTTTATTATTCTGGAGTACTCACTCTTTGGCAACTTTGGCGCAAATGCTTTTAAACGTTTGTTTATATCTGTTAGAGTTTTAATAGACAGTGAGCTTATTATACCAGTTTCGCCGTCATTGGCAAGCTTTGATTTCACCAAACTGTTCTTTTGATCTGCGAGTGCTAGGTATCGGTTACGCAGATTCTGTTGATTCTGTGACGACTCAATGACTTCTTTACCCGTGGCAGTTTTACTTCCCGATAATGTTTTGAAATCATTCTCTCCACCAACCAGATTCTGTTTGATCTCTTGTGCCTTGGTAATGACATTTGAAAGGGATGCAAGCGGATCTGTCTTCACATTCTTGATTGCAAGAGAGAACTCGCTATCACCGGTAGGCATAGACGAGGTAAAACTACTCGATGTGAACTCACCGAATGTAGGAGATGTTGAATCGTTGTCCATGGCAGAGGGTAAGATCATAGTGCGGTTTACATCAGTAACACTACCCACCAAGGTTGTCAGTTCGTCTGTTACACTTGAGATCGCATCTGTTGCAAGTGAATTGATTGAGGTAGAGGTGAATCCACCAATCTTACCTGTTAGATCTGTACCTGCCTGTAACAAACCAGCGGGAGATGCATCCATCACCTTCTTAGTCAGATCACCTGCAAGATCACTAGGATCAGGTAAACCTTTCCCCAAACCGGTAATTGCTTGTAGGATTGCTGCAACTGTACCCGAAATACCCCCTGTAACGTCCAGAGAAGACGTATCAGGGAGGGTTAGTCCATTAGAGTCAGTGGTAAAGGATATTTCAACCTTTGCAGCAAATGCACCAGAGATTTTACTCTTGACCGCATTGACCGCATCAGTCTTGAGGTTCTCGATACTCGCAGACCCCGCATCCAATAGACCTTCGGTAGTAACACCCTTGAGTTTAGCAGACGCATCCTGAAACTTGTCGACCTTTGAGGTCAGTGACTTGACTCCACCATTAACCTCATTGACAATCGCACCTGCTTGAGAAACCTTTGCGTTGATCTGTGCATTGGTTGCAGTCTGTGCTGACTTGGTTAAGGAGGTTCTATCAAAGGAGGATGAACTTCTCTGTACCAGATCCTTTAGTTTTGATTTATCGGTCATTCAAATGCCTCATCGTATGCGGTCTGTGCAAGTATGTCAGTACGGTTTGTTGTGATAATATAATTCCTGTTAAAGATTCTACTGGCAGACTCGATGTCTGTAGTGTTCAACAGTTTACGATTAACTGAACTATATCTATTCCGTAACTCAAACAACACATAGGATAGTTGTATTGAAAACAATCTCCAGTCAGACGTGGGTTGGAATTGTTGTGCAAACGCAAGCAGTCCATTGAATCTACTACCAACATTGTCAGAACGTTCCCAACCTGCAATACCTATTTTAGGATCTGTAATATTATGAAAGGTTCTGAATAGTGATACAGACTGTAACGCACCAGTGATTGCAGCGGCATGAATCAGATTGTATCCATTATCAAGGAAGAACTTCATGGACTGTTGTCGTCTCAATTGACTAGAAGTCAATGCGACATCATCGTCTGCAAGTGGTTCCTGTACTGAGTTCTGTAGACGAGCATTGGTTTCTATTGATCCTGTCTTACCTAACTGTACGTTAGTGGGGAACTCTAGTCGAGGTAGACTACCCATCACCAGAGGTATCTGAGAGGACGCACCATCAAGGAAACAACCAAACACGAATGATCCTGCAAGGAGTTGTGGTATGCGACCAAAACCGGATACACCACCCTCGGTCGTAGGAAGTAATACCTGTGCCCACGGCAGATCCTTCTCGGGTATCTCACCGGTACTTGGATTGTGTACACCATTGATACGTACCTTAACACGACCCTCTAGTCCACTAGGAGGATGTGCATTGATAACGGTACCAAAGAACCACCGGTAGTCGTCACCATAATACTCTTGTTGTATTGGTCTTAGAATGTTCATAGGGTAAAGGTACTCGGTATGTCACCCAGTTTAACTAATCGTGCACTCACACTGTGATCCTCATCTAACATATTATGGGCAGTGTTCATCAGTAGATAGTCACCTGATCTCTTGTTATCAATACTCTTGTTGACATCTTTCGAGGATGCTGAACTGTTAGGGTTCAGGAATATCAATCGTAGTCTTGCACCCGGCGATATCTTACTTTCAAAGAACAACCCACCGTCCATCTCAATATCAATCATATTCTTTCTGAGAATCTGACGTATGATTTTGTTCTTGACTTTTAGTCGTGACTCGTATAGAGTAGTACCATCAATCAACTGTGACTCGTCGTGGTAACTCTTGAATTGGTTATAGGTGTTAGACGAGGTCACTTGATGTATTGCAATCGCATCGTACTCATCTGAGGGTTTGCCTCCGATAACCAAGGAGGGATCGAATATGGTCTGAGTTGTTGTTGGACTAATCAACTCGTTGGTATAGAAGTCTTGAATAATCTCTCGTACGGATATGTGAGTATCAAACCTTTGACCAGTGTGTGTATCCAGACTAGAATAGAAAGAACCGATTGCACCCTCTTCGTATAGTGCGAGAGCATCTTCCGCATTAGTCTCTTCGAAGTGTGTGATTTGTTCACGATCAACGTCACCTTCTCCAGACATCATCGCATCAGTGTATCGGAGTGGCAAGTCCTCGTTGATTACGTCAGCTCGTAACAACTCATCCAATGATTGGAATATGAGATCGTTATTATAGAGATCCGCAGAGAGGTAAATGGGAGAACCTGTACGAGTGGTCATTCGATTTTTCAACCACACGATAGTCTCTAGGGGACTCATATATGGGATGACGAACTTTCTTTGTCCCTGTGCACTACCCTCGAACCTTTTTGTTTTGATAACTTCTTTACCAAGATCTCGTTGGGATATGTCAATGATTGCGTCTTCTAATGTACCTTCGTAGGATCTACTGATACACTTCATCGCATTGACATAGACGTGTTCTTCCACTAGATCAATGGACAGTACTTCTGATCGTTCGTTTGTCTTCTCGACATCGTTG